CTGGGGCTGGGCTGCGAATGTGACAGTGGTATCGGTTGTGGCGGCATTCTTGAAGGCCGGAATGGGCAACGCCACGGAGTTGTCAGGGCGGTTGGTGTCGTATTTCGCATACGTGCCGTCGACGGGAACTCCAGCGAGAGCCTCGGGTTGCGCGCCGGCAAGGGCAACCTCCATCAACGCCTTCCATGTCATTGCCGGCAACAGGCCGCCGGTCACCCGGCGCGTCTCGCGAGAATCGTCATTGCCGAACCAGACACCGGTCACAAGCTGCGCCGTGTAGCCCATGAACCAGGCGTCACGATAGCTCTGGGTGGTGCCGGTCTTGCCGCATTGCGGCGTGAAGCCCAGATTGGCCCGGTGCCCGGTACCGTGCAGCACCACCTGGTTGAGCATGTGATTGAGCTCGGCGATCTTGTCCGGCGCAATCACTTGCGGCGCCTCGGGAGCGTTGCGGGCGCGCGAGTAAAGGAGCTCTCCCGTCGGCCTGCGGATCTCCAGCACCGAATAGGCGCGCGCCAGCTTGCCGCCGTTGGCGAAGGTGGCATAGGCCGTCGTCATGTCCATGACGGTGACCTCGTTGGTCCCCAAAGGCAACGACGGTACCGACAGGAGCTTGGCCTTGAGACCGACGCGATGGGCGGTGTCGATGATTGCCTTGCGCCCGATGTGGGTCATCAAGCGCACCGGCACCGAGTTGTAGGAGTGCATCAGCGCCGTGGTCAGGGTGATGCGCCCGTGATAGCGGTGGGAATAGTTCTGCGGCGACCAGTTGCCGATGGTGATGGGCGCATCGGTGACGATGGTTTCGGGCGTGTAGCCGTTGCGCAGTGCGGCGAGATAGACAAACGGCTTGAACGAAGATCCCGGCTGGCGCCTGGCCTCGGTGGCGCGGTTGAACTGGCTTTCCTCATAATTGCGCCCGCCGACGATGGCCTTGAGCGCCCCGTCCGGCTTCATGCTGACGAGCGCCGCCTGGCTCACGTCGTATTGCGCACCCTTGGCATCGAGCATGTCGTCGACCGCCTTCTGCGCCGCCTCCTGGATGGAAGGATCGAGCGTGGTCTTCACCTCGATGACGTAGTCGTTCTGCAGGTTCTGGGTTTCGATGAGACCAAGGGTCTCCTTGTAGGCGTAGTCGAGGAAATAGTCGGGCCTGTAGTGATCCACCTTCCCGATGACCTGGGCCGGATGGCGGCGCGCCTCGTAGAGCTCGCCCTGGGAGATGAAGCCGACATCAAGCATGCGATAGAGCACCACGTTGGTGCGGGCGCGGGCGTTTTCGAGGTTGACGGTGGGCGAGAATTTCGACGGCGCCTTGAACAGGCCCGCCAGCATTGCCGCCTCCGACAGGTTCACATCGCGGATCGACTTGCCGAAATAGTATTGCGCTGCCGCTTCCACCCCGTAGGTACCGCCGCCGAGATAGGAGCGGTCGAGGTACATCTTGAGGATCTGGTCCTTGGTGAGGCGCGCCTCGATCCAAAGGGCGAGGAAGGCTTCGTGCACCTTTCGCTTGAGCGTGCGTTCGGGGCTGAGAAAGAGGTTCTTGGCGAGCTGCTGGGTGAGGGTCGATCCGCCCTGAACGACGCCGTCGGCCCTGATATTGGCGATAAGGGCGCGCAGCGTTCCCTGGATATCGAGCCCGAAATGGCTGTAGAAGCGGGCATCTTCCGTCGCCAGCACGGCGCGGATGACGTAAGGCGGGATCTCGCTCAAGGGGATGGCGTCGTCCTGGCGCACCCCGCGCCGGCCGATGATGTTGCCGCTGACGTCGGTGAAGGTCATGGCGTATTGGCGGCCGCGGTTCCACACATCGTCGGTCTCGTGCAGGGTGGGCAGCGCGTAAATGACGAGGCCGAAAGCGATGGCGAGGCCGAAGGTGAGGCCGTCGTCGATGAGATCCACCACCACCCGCTTGAGGCCCCAGATGCGAAACCGCTCCAGCCAGGATGTATAGCTCGCCCAGCCATAGTGCATGGCTGCCGATGCCTCGAACAGCGCCGAGCTGATGAGCGAATCGAGGCGCATGAACCAGCGAAAAACGGGGTGTGACGGCTTGAACTCTGACACCTTGTCTGGTCCGCTTGTCTTGCTCTTGCGGCCGGGCGAGCGGCCGTTTCTCATCCGAGCGAAAGCTTCGGCGCCAGCTTGACGCAAGCTCGCGCGCAATCCGCGCCGGGGCGGCCTTGCATTCCTGTCGCCCATATCGGCACGGCCGCCTTTGCTATATAGCGCATATGCCCGATACTTCCACAGCAAAGACCCTGCAACCGGTTAACGTCCATGACTCTCGATGCGCGCTTCTGGGAGAAAAAGATGCTCATCGAGATGAGCCCGGAGGAATGGGAAGCGCTGTGCGACGGCTGCGGCCAGTGCTGCCGGGTGAAGCTGGAGGACGAGGACACCGGACGCATCCATCGGACTTCGGTGGTGTGCCGGCTGCTCGATACCGGTACTTGCCGCTGCCGCGACTATGCCAACCGGCAGGCGCTGGTTCCCGACTGCGTGCGGCTTGAGCCTGAAAATGTGGGGGAAATCTCCTGGCTGCCGACAACGTGCGCCTATCGGGTACTGGCCGAAGGCGGCGAGCTTGCGTGGTGGCATCCGCTGGTTTCGGGCGAGGAAAAGAGCGTGAAGGCGGCCGGGATGTCGGTCGAAGGGCATGTGATCTCGGAAAACGAGGTGGACGAGGAGGAATTGGGTTACTATCTTATCGATTGATCGAAAAAACGGACTAAAAATCACAGAGTTAAAATTTTTTCTGATAATTGTTATTTTTTCCTTGACATCGTTGCGCTCTTCGGGTATGAATTTGCCACGCTCCGCAAATGGGCCTTGAGGCAAGACGCCGGCAAGGTGGCGGTCGCTCCAGGTGGCCGCAAGCATTCCGGTCGCGTGTTCACGACACGAAGAGGTTTTTCGATGACGACCGTTGCGGCTGCGCGCGCCGGCAATGACGGGCGCGATGAGTCGTTGGCGGCCATCGCGCATGACTACCTCGAAGCCGGGGTGACCGTGCGCGAGATCCTCAAGCGTCACAACCTGACCTCCGGCCGGTTCTACGAGTTGGTGCGCGAACAGGGCTGGGCGCTGCGGAGACCGGTAAAGCCGGGTGAGCGGGACGCGACAGCGAACGACAAGCAGGCCGCGTTGATTGCGCGCATGCGCCGGCTGGCGCAGCGCCACATCGCGGCGCTGGAGGCAATGAGCGGCAACGAGGATGCCGGGCTTGCCGGCCATGAGCGGCTTGCCAAGGCGCTGAGCGCGCTTCTTGGTCTGGTCACGCGCATCGATGAGCTGGAGGTCGCCCGAAGAACGGGCGAGGCCACGACGAACAGGACGATGACGCCGGAAGAGGTCGATGAACGACGCCAGAAGCTTGCGCAGATGCTTGTTGCAATGCTCGAGCAGGCAAGCGGTCGGCGACTTCCTGAGCGCGCTTGAGGGCGAGGCTCTCAGGCTTCTCGAAAGCGACTGGGCAACCCTTGCGCGCGACGACCAATGGCCCGATGCGGTCATGCAAGGCGAGGGCGGTCCGGCCACCTGGCTGTTCATGGGCGGGCGCGGCGCCGGCAAGACCCGCGCCGTGGCCGAATGGGTGCGCCGCAAGGTGCTCGATGCCAAGAATGATCGAAAGGGTGAGGACCTTTTGCGCATCGCGCTGGTGGGGCCGAGCCTCAACGACGTGCGCCAGATCATGGTGGAGGGGCCATCGGGCCTCATTGCCATTCACGCGAATGGCGATATCCGGCCGCAGTTCGAGCCCTCGCGCCGGCAGATCACATGGCCGGGGCTCGCGATTGCGCAAATCTTTTCTGCCGAGGAGCCGGACGGCTTGCGCGGCTATCAGTTTCATGCCGCCTGGTGCGACGAGCTGGCCAGATGGCGCCAGCCCCGTGCCACCTGGGACATGCTGCAGTTTGGCATGCGGCTGGGCCGGCATCCGCAAACAGTGGTGACGACCACGCCGCGGCCGATACCGCTGCTGAAGGCGCTGATGGCCGATCCGGCGACCCTCGCCACCACGGCGAGGACCGCCGACAACGCCCGCTTCCTGGCGCGAGGGTTTCTCGATCATGTGACGGCCCGCTACGGCGGCACTCGTCTCGGGCGCCAGGAACTGGATGCCGAGATCATCGAGGATGTGGCCGGTGCCCTGTTCTCGCGCCACCTGATCGAAGCGGGGCGCGCAAACGCCGCGCCGCAGCTTACGCGCATCGTGGTGGCGGTCGATCCGCCGGTGAGCCGCGGGCCCCGATCGGCTGCCTGCGGCATCATCTGTGTCGGCCTCGGTGCCGACGGTCGCGGCTATGTGCTCGACGATCTGACCATCGAGGGCGCCAGCCCCATGATGTGGGCGAGCCGTGCAGTGGGGCTTTATCACGCCCGCTGCGCCGACCGGCTGGTGGCCGAAGTCAACCTGGGCGGCGATCTGGTCGCCACCCTCATCCGCGAGGTCGATGACACGGTGGCCTTCCGTAGCGTGCACGCTCGTCACGGAAAGCGCCTCAGGGCCGAGCCGGTCGCCGCCCTCTATGAACAGGGCAGGGTCTCCCACGTGGGGGCGTTCCCTGAGCTCGAAGACGAAATGTGCAGCTATGTGGGTCTCGGCGGCGAAGCCGAACCCAGCCCGGACCGACTCGATGCCCTTGTCTGGGCGCTCACCGATCTCATGCTCGGCCGGCCGCGCGCCGCGCCACGCATTCGACAATTATAAAATTGTGGAAAATTCGTGGAGGCTTCATGCCGAACTGGCTCACTTCGCTCGCCCGTCTCTGGGGCGAACGGCTTGCTTCGCCGCCAGAGGCAAAGCGCAGCCGCACCGGACCCCTCATCGCGCTGCAGACCGGCCGCCAGCCGGTGTGGACGCCGCGCAATTATGCCGCGCTGGCCAAGGAAGGCTTTGTCACTAACGCGGTGGGCTATCGCTGCGTGCGCATGATCGCCGAGGCGGCCGCTTCGGTCGAATGGCTGCTTTATGAGGACGAGCACGAGCTGACACGTCATCCCCTGCTCGACCTGCTAGCCCGGCCCAATCCGGCGCAAGACGGCCGCTCGCTCATGGAGGCCTTTTACGGCCATCTCTACATCGCCGGCAACGCCTACATGGAGGCGGCGAGCCTCGATGGCACGGTGCGCGAGCTGCATGCCCTGCGTCCCGACCGCATGCGCGTGGTGATGGGCGAGAGCGGCTGGCCGGATGCTTATGAATATACCATCGGCGGGCGCTCGGTGCGCTTCAACCAGGATGCCGCACCGCTGCCGCCGATCATGCACATGCGCATGTTCAACCCCACCGACGACCATTACGGGCTGTCGCCGCTGGAGGCCGCCGCCCGCGCCGTCGACATCCACAATGCCGCGGGTGGTTGGAACAAGGCACTGCTCGACAACTCGGCGCGTCCCTCGGGCGCTCTCATCTACAATGGCGGCGATGCGGGCGGGCTCACTGAAGAGCAGTTTGACCGCCTCAAGACCGAGCTCGAGACCAGTTATCAGGGTGCCGTCAATGCGGGGCGCCCGCTGGTGCTGGAAGGCGGCCTCGACTGGAAGCCCCTGTCGCTCACCCCGCGCGACATGCAGCATATAGAGTTGAAGGACGTTGCCGCCCGTGACATCGCGCTCGCCTTCGGGGTGCCGCCGATGCTGCTGGGCATTCCCGGTGACAACACCTTTGCCAATTACGCCGAGGCCAACCGGACATTCTGGCGCCAGACCGTGCTGCCGCTGGTGACGCGCACCGCCGCGGCCATCAGCCACTGGGTGAGCCCGGTCTGGGGTGATCGCATCATGCTCGGCTTGGATGCCGACAAGATCGAGGCCCTGTCGGGGGAGCGCCAGGCGCTGTGGACACGCGTCCAGCAGGCGCAGTTCCTCACCGTCAACGAAAAGCGCATGGCCGTCGGCTATGGGCCACTGCCCGACGGTGACCGCATCGACAACGCCGCAGCGAAGACCGCTTAGTCCCATGGCCGCATCAGCGAATGCAATGCCGGCGTCCGACATGGCCGCCGGCCCGGTAAGCATCGCGGGCTATGCCAGCCTGTTCAACCTGGCCGACACGGCGGGCGACGTGATCATGCGGGAGCTTTTGCGAGGAGCCTCTCGCAGCGGGGCCCCAGCGGTGTCCGCATGCTGTGGCAGCATGATCCGAACCGACCCATCGGCCGATGGCTGAGCCTCACTGAGGACCGTAAAGGCCTGTGGGTGAGCGGTCATCTGACGGCCGGCGTTTCCACCGCCGACGACCTCGGTCGGCTGATCGCCGACAAGGCCATAGACGGGCTGTCGATCGGCTTTCGTACCGTGCGCGCATCGAACGACAAGAAGCGCGGCCTGCGCCTGATCCACGAAATCGATCTTTGGGAGGTGTCGCTTGTCACCTTCCCCATGCATCCCCGGGCCCGCCTGGTTTCAGGCGGACCCCAGGGAGCAGACGGCGGTAACCGTGCCGCCCTTGTCCGCCGCCTCGATGAGGCGCAGCGGGCGATGCTTTTGTCCATGTCATGAGGAGCATTGAAGAAGAGATGGATATGGTTCCGCAGCTTGAAACCAAGGTCGACGCGGTCTCGCGCGACGTGAACGAGGCCTTCGACGGCTTCATGACGACGTTCGAAGCCTTCCGCGAGGCCAATGACCAGCGCCTCGACGAAATGGAAAGGCGCATGAGCGCCGACGTCGTCACCCGCGACAAGGTCGATCGCCTCAATGCCGCGCTGGATGAGCACAAGGCGAAGATCGACCAGCTCACCCTGAAGGCCAGCCGCCCGCGGCTTGGCCGCGACGGCGATGAGACGCGCGTCTACCAGCCGAGCGAGCACAAGGCCGCCTTCGAGCGCTATGTGCGCCGCGGCGATACGGCCGCGCTGGTGGATCTGGAAGGCAAGAGCCTGTCGGTAGGCTCCGACCCCGACGGCGGCTATCTTGTGCCGGATGAGACCGAGACCGAGATCGGCCGGCTGCTGGCTGCTGCCTCGCCGATCCGCGCCATCGCCGGCATCCGCCAGGTCTCGGCCTCTGTCTACAAGAAGCCGTTTGCCATCACCGGCGCTGCCACCGGCTGGGTGGGCGAGACGGCGGCGCGCACCGAGACGACATCGCCGACGCTGGCCGAGCTGCAGTTTCCCACCATGGAGCTTTATGCCATGCCGCGGCCACCCAGAGCCTGCTCGATGATGCCGCGGTCAATGTCGATCAGTGGATCGCCGAGGAGGTGCAGACGGTGTTCGCCGAGCAGGAAGGAGCAGCCTTCGTCAGCGGCGACGGCACCAACAAACCGCAGGGCTTCCTCAACTACACCACCGTTGCCGACAGCTCCTGGAGCTGGGGCAATATCGGCTATGTGCCGACTGGGGCAGACGGCGCCTTTCCCGCGAGCGATGCCTCCGATGTGCTGGTCGATCTCGTCTACAGCCTCAAGGCCGGCTACCGCCAGGGCGCCTACTGGGTGATGAACCGCAAGACCCAGGCCGAGATTAGGAAGCTCAAGGATGCCAATGGCAACTATCTGTGGCAGCCGGCGGCCACCGCCGACGGGCGTGCCAGCCTCATGAGTTTTCCCATCGCCGAGGCCGAGGACATGCCCGACATCGCCTCCGGCTCCACTTCGGTTGCGTTCGGCGATTTCCGCCGCGGCTACCTGATCGTCGACCGGCTGGGGGTGAGGGTCCTGCGCGATCCCTATTCCTCCAAGCCTTACGTGCTGTTCTACACCACCAAGCGCGTTGGCGGCGGCGTGCAGAATTTCGAAGCGATCAAGCTGTTGAAGTTTGCTGTGTCGTAGTCTGCCTCCCGCCCGGTCCGCCGCTTCTGACGGGGGCGGCGGACCACCCTTTACCCGTTCACCTTCCGGGAACCCCCATGCCTTTGATGCTCGTGACGCCCCCTGAGGGCGAACCCTTGAGCCTTGCCGAGACCAAGTCGTTCCTGCGGCTCGACGGCAGCGATGACGACGTGGCGGTGAGCGATCTGATCACCGCTGCGCGCCATCGCATCGAGACCGCCGCCGGCCTCGCGCTGTTGACGCAAGGCTGGCGCCTGTTGCTCGACGACTGGCCCGCTTTGCGCGCGGTCGAGTTGATGCTGGCGCCGGTTGTCTCCATCGACGAGGTGCGCGAGATCGACGCCGACGGCGTGGCCTCGGTGGTCGACCCGGCTGACTATCTGGTCGACACCGCCTCACGCCCTGCGCGCCTGGTGCTGCGCTCGACGCGCTTGTGGACGAAACCCGGCCTGGAGGTTGGCGGCATCGAGATCGACTTCACCGCCGGCTACGGCGCCGACAGCGCCAGCATACCGCTGCCGCTGCGCCAGGCGGTGATGCATCTCGTCACCGAAGCCTATGAGAACCGCGAAGGCGGTCACTATCAGGCCAAGCCGGGGCGCCTGTCACCGATCGTTCTGCAGCTCATCGCGCCTTTCAGGAGGACGCGGCTGTGAAGCTGATCGCCGAGTTGCGCCACCGCGTCGAACTGCTCGAGCCGGTGGAATCGGACGACGGCGCCGGCGGGCGCATCGTCAACTGGTCCACCCGCGATACGGTGTGGGCCCAGGTGGTCTCGCTCAAGGGCAAGGTAAAGCAGTGGGCCGAGGCCAAGACGGCCGAAAGTCCCTACAGCGTCACCCTACGCTATCGCGCCGATGTCACCAGCGACATGCGCTTCGGCTTCGACGGCCTTGAACTTGACATCGTCTCCGTCGCCGATCCCGACGGCCGCCGCCGCTGGCTGGTCTGCTACTGCATCGAAAGATCACCGTGACGGCCGCGAGTTTCAGGATCTTGCGCGGGCGACCGGGCAAGGACCCCTCCGCCCAGGCTGCCGATGCCCTGGCGATGGCTGCACCCGAGATTTCTCGCGTGGTCGAGGATGGGCTTTTGCGTTCGAGCGGTGGCCGGCCTGCCGTTTCTGCCAAGGTGGTGACGGGTGGCGAGGGCGCAGCTCTCGTCCTCACCGCGCGCCATCGCGAGCTGGCCGCTGCCGTAGACGGGGCCAAGGACGGCATTGCCCGCCTCTTGCGTTCGGCCTGGCTCAGCGCCGGTGGGCGTTTTCACACCAGCGGAGGATGAAGACTTGACCACCAATTCATCGCTGGCACTGCAAAAGGCGGTCCACACCGCGCTTGCCGCCGATGCCGGCCTGGCCGCCGTCATCGGCGCAAACGTCTATGACGACGTGCCGCAAGGCACCGCCTTTCCCTATGTGGTGATCGGCGACGTCACCACCCGCGATTGGAGCACCCAGACGCAGGAAGGCCATGAGCATATCGTGGTCATTCACGCCTGGTCGAAACAGCGCGGGCGGCGCGAGGTGCAGATGATCATCGAACGCATCGACGCCGTGCTCGACGGTGCCGCGCTCACGCTGGAGGATCACCAGCTCATCAACCTGCGCGTCGTCTTCTGGACGGCGCTGCGCGATCTCGACGGCGCCTCCTATCACGGCGTGGTGCGCCTGCGCGCCGTCACCGAGCCACTCTGACAGGATCGATATTTCAACGAGGATGACAGCCCATGGCCGCCCAGAAGGGACGTGATTTGCTTTTGAAACTCGACAGCGACGGGGCCGGCACCTACGTCACTGTCGCCGGCTTGCGCACCAACCAGCTCACCTTCAATGCCCAGACAGTCGATGCCACCGACCAGGAATCGGCCGGCGCCTGGCGTGAGCTGCTCGCCGATGCCGGCATCAAGTCGGCGAGCATCCGCGGCAGCGGCATTTTCAAGGACGCCTCATCCGATGCCACCATCCGCACCTATTTCTTCGACGGCACCGTTCGCTCCTGGCAGGTGATCATTCCCGCCTTCGGCACCGTCGAAGGGCCGTTCCAGATCTCAGGGCTGGAGTTTGCCGGCCAGCACGACGGCGAGATGAACTTCGATCTGACGCTCGAATCGGCCGGCATGCTCACCTTTACCGCCGCCTGAGGCCGCCATGGCAAACCGTCACCGCGGAGAGATCGAGGCCGAGCTCGACGGCCGCACCTTGCGCCTGCGCCTCACGCTCGGTGCCCTGGCCGAACTGGAGCAAGCCTATGGCGACACCGACCTGCTGGCGCTGGCCGAGCGCTTCGAGACCGGCCGCATCGGCGCCCGCGACGCGATCCGCCTGATCGGCGCCGGCCTGCGCGGCGCCGGCGGGGAGATATCGGACGAGGAGGTGGCCCTGATGGCGAGCGCCGCCGGCGCCGCCGGCTATGTGGCGATCTGCGCCGAGCTTCTGCAGGTCACCTTCTCGCCTGCCGGTGAGGGAGCCGAGCCGGCGGGAAACTGACCGGCGCCGGGGAAGGGGGCTTTCCCTGGCGCGACATCATGGCCGTCGGCCTCGGCCGGCTGCGCCTGGCCCCGGACGTGCTGTGGGCAATGACGCCCAAGGAATATGCCGCTGCCGTTTCGGCCCTCAACCCGCGGCGAGGGGCAAGAGCGCCCAGTCGGGACGCGCTTGAGACGCTGATGGCGGCCTTTCCCGACCGAACCTGTGAGGAATGAACAATGGCCACGACGGCGCAAGGACTGTCCTTCAGTATCGATCTCGACACATCGGCCTTACGCACCGGCCTGACGGATCTCGAACGGCTGAGCCGGTCCTTCGGCAATACCCTGGTCCGTTCCTTCGCCAGCGCCGTCACGGGCGGGCGCAAGCTGTCGGACGTGCTGCGCTCGCTCACCCTGTCGCTCGCGAACTCAACGCTGAGAGCAGCACTGCGCCCGCTGGGCAACTTGGTCGGCGGGGTTTTCGGCTCCGCTCTTGCCAGCGCCAACGGCAATGCCTTTTCCGGCGGCCGTGTGATGCCGTTCGCGCAAGGCGGCATCATCAACAGCCCGACGCTGTTTGCCATGCGCAGTGGCGTCGGGCTGATGGGCGAGGCGGGGCCTGAAGCTGTCATGCCGCTGACGCGCGGAGCTGACGGGCGCCTCGGCGTGAAGGCGCAAGGGGCCAGCCAGGTCACGGTCAACATGAACATTTCGACGCCTGACCTGGTGGGCTTCCAGCGCTCACAGACCCAGGTGGCGGCGATGCTGCTGCGCGCCCTCGATCGCGGTCAGCGCAACCTCTAATTAGCGAGGCAACGGGCATGAGCTTTCACGACGTTCGCTTTCCCGTCGCCATCGCGCGCGGCGCTTCCGGTGGACCCGAGCGGCGCACCGAAATCGTCGTCACAGGATCGGGCGCCGAGCAGCGCAATACCCGCTGGTACGCTTCGAGACGGCGCTATAACGCCGGCTACGGCATCAAGAGCCTTGCCGATATCCATGGCGTGGTCGCCTTCTTCGAGGCGAGACGCGGACGGCTTTACGGCTTTCGCTGGAAGGATCACGCCGACTGGAAGTCCTGTGCGCCCGATGCCACGCCCGCTCCCGGCGACCAGGCCGTCGGCACCGGAGACGGCACAACGGCAACGTTCCAGCTCGTCAAATCCTACGGGACAGGGGCCGAGGCTTACCTGCGCAACATTACCAAGCCGGTCGACGGCACCGTGCGGATGGCGGTCGGCGGCAACGAATTGGCCGCGCCCGCGGATTTTTCCGTCGATGCGCTCACCGGGATCGTCACGTTCCAGGCGGGTTCGATACCGGCTTCCGGCGCCGCCATCACCGCCGGCTTCGAGTTCGATGTGCCGGTGCGTTTCGATGCCGATCTTCTCGAAGTCAACCTGGCGGCTTTCGGAGCAGGCCAGATCCCTGACATCAGGCTCGTCGAGGTGCTCGAATGAGACAGCTTCCTTCCGGCCTCGAAGCCGCGCTTGCGTCCGGCACGACGACCTTGTGCTGGTGCTGGAAAGTCAGCCCGCGTGACGGAACAACGCTTGGTTTCACCGATCACGACCGCGATATCACCTTCGACGGCCTCACCTATCGCGCTTCCACCGGCTTTACCGCGAGCGACATGCAGTCGAGCCTGGGCCTCAGTGTCGACAATCTGGAGGTGACCGGGGCCCTGTCCTCGCTGGCATTGACGGAAGACGATCTCCTGGCCGGGCGCTATGACGATGCAAGCGTCGAGATCTGGGCCGTGGACTGGTCCGATCCCGCTCAGCGGGTCTTGTTGAGGAGCGGCAACCTCGGCGAGGTGCGGCGCAGCGAGGTCGGCTTCACGGTGGAAATCCGCGGCCTTGCCAATCGGCTGAACCTCACGAAGGGGCGCAATTTCGAATATGGCTGCGATGCCATTCTGGGCGATCAGCGCTGCGGCGTGAATCTCGCCGATTCGGCTTTTGCCGGAACGGGTACGGCTTCCGCTACGCTCGATGACTGGCGCTTCCGTGTCAGCGGCCTCGATGCCTTCGCGGACGGATGGTTTCGCGATGGCCTTGTCACGTGGACCGGCGGCGGCAATGCCGGGCGCAAGAGTGAGGTCAAGGCTCATCACGTCGACAGCTCAGGAGTGGAGATTGAACTGCGTCAATTGCTGCCGATTGCGATCGCAGTCGGCGACAGCTTTGGCATCGTCGCCGGTTGCGACAAGCAGTTTTCCACTTGCCGGTCGAAATTCGCCAACAGTATCAACTTCCGTGGCTTTCCGCACATGCCTGGCAACGATTTCGTCGTGCGCTATCCCAACAGCAGCGACATCAACAATAACGGCGGCAGCCTGACGGGATCGTGATGAGCGGGATAGAGGAATTTTCGGACTGTGTAATCAGTGCGGCGCGCGGGTGGATCGGCACGCCCTATCGCCACCAGGCCAGCCTGCGCGGCATCGGCTGCGACTGTCTCGGACTGGTGCGTGGTGTGTGGCGCGAACTCTACGGAGCCGAGCCGGAAGCGGTGCCGGCCTATTCGGGCAGCTGGGCGGAGACGCCCGTCGCACCGGAAGACCCCTTGGCCGTGGCGGCGCGCCGGCATTTGCTGGAGATCGACAAGGAGTGTTTTGCCGCCGGCGATGTCCTTCTCTTCCGCTGGCGCCGGCATCTGCCGGCCAAGCATCTGGGCATCGCGGTTAGCAAAACGCGCATGATCCATGCCCAGGAAGGTGCTGCCATTTGCGAGGTGGCGCTCAATCCGTGGTGGCTGAGGCATCTCGCTTACGCCTTCCGCTTTCCCGACAACCGATAGCGAGCAACGATGGCAACCCTGGTTCTGCAGACAGCCGGTCAGGCGCTTGGCGGACTCTTCGGCCCGCTGGGCGGCATCATCGGCCGCGCCGCTGGTGCAATCGCCGGCAACGTCATCGACCAGACCCTGTTTGGCCCGCCCACCCGGCACAGAGATGGACCGCGCCTCAGCAACCTCTATGTGCAGGCTTCGACAGAGGGCGCGCCGGTGCCGCGCGCGTGGGGCCGCATGCGGATCGCCGGCCAGATCATCTGGGCGACCCAGCTAGAGGAAGTCGTCTCGACCAGCAGCTACGGCGGCAAGGGCGTCTTGTCGGGTCCCTCCTCGACCGTCACCAGCTACGACTATTTCGCCAACTTCGCCATTGGCCTCGCAGAAGGCCCGATTGCCCGTATCGGCCGCGTCTGGGCCGATGGCAAGGAGATCGACCTTGATGCCTTTACGTGGCGCTTCTATCAGGGCGATGAAACACAGGAGCCGGACAGCTTCATCCTCGCCAAGGAAGGTGCCGATGCGGCACCCGCTTATCGGGGGTTGGCTTACGTGGTGCTGGAGCAGTTGCCGCTCGCCCAGTTCGGCAACCGCGTGCCGCAGTTTTCCTTCGAGATCTTTCATCCGCTTGAGTCGGTCGAGGGCCGGCTGCGGGCGGTATGCATCATCCCGGGCTCGACCGAGTTCGGCTATGAGCCCGAAATCATCACCCGCAACGCCGGCTGGGGCGAGACCGAGAGCGAGAACGCCCATGCCTCGGCGCTCAAATCCGACTGGACCGTGTCGTTCGACCAGCTCACCGGCATCTGTCCCAACGTTTCGGCCGCCTCGCTGGTGGTCGCCTGGTTCGGCGATGATTTGCGCTGCGGCGTGACCAGTCTCAGGCCCGGCGTGGAGACTGCCGACAAGCAGACAGCGCCGCTGAGCTGGAGCGTGGCCGGTCTGACGCGCGGCGATGCCCACGTGGTTTCGCAATCAGCCGGCAGTCCCGCCTTCGGCGGCACGCCGAGCGACCAGTCGGTCATCGATGCAATCGCCGATCTCAAGGCACGCGGGCTCGAGGTGGTGTTCTATCCGTTCATCCTGATGGACATCGCGCAAGGCAATGGCCTTCCCGATCCCTATGGCGGGAGCGAGCAGGCCGTCTATCCCTGGCGCGGGCGCATCACCTGCGACCCGGCGCCGGGCGAGGCCAACTCGCCCGACAAGACCGCGGCGTTGACGGCCGATGTCGATCATTTCTTCGGCGCCGCACAGGTCTCCGACTTTTCCACCGCCGGCGGGGCCGTGATTTATTCCGGGCCGGGCGAATGGGGCCTGAGACGCATGGTGCTGCACTATGCCCATCTGTGCGCGCTGGCCGGCGGGGTGGATGTGTTCGTCATCGCCAGCGAGTTGCGCGGCCTGACGACCTTGCGTGAGAGTGCCTCAAGCTACCCCGCTGTCGCCCGCTTGAAGACACTGGCCGAGGATGTGAAGACAGTGCTGCCAGGCGCCAAGGTCTCCTATGGGGCCGACTGGTCGGAGTATTTCGGTCACCAACCGGCAGACGGTTCGGGCGATGTGTTCTTTCATCTCGATTCTTTGTGGGCTTCCACTGCGGTCGATTTCATCGGCATCGACAATTACCTGCCCTTGAGCGACTGGCGGCCCGGGGCGGCGCATGTCGACGCCGAGGCCGGCTGGGCATCTGTCTATGATCCCGGCTACCTGACGGCCAACATTGCGGGCGGAGAGTATTTCGACTGGTATTATGCCAGCAATGCCGACCGGCTGTCGCAGCAGCGCACCACCATCAGCGACGGCGCCTATGGCAAGCCATGGGTGTTCCGCCCCAAGGATCTGTCAGGCTGGTGGTCGAACCAGCATTTTGAACGGCCGGGTGGTGTCGAAGGTGCATCGCCCACCGAATGGGTGCCGCAGTCCAAGCCGATCTGGTTCACCGAGCTGGGCATTCCGGCGGTCGATCTCGGCACCAACCAGCCGAATGTGTTCTACGACCCGAAATCGTCGGAAAGCGCGCTGCCCTATTTCTCCAGCGGCGTGCGCGACGATCTGATCCAGCGGCAGGCCCTTATGGCGGTTGCCGATTATTGGCGCAGCGGCACCGGAAATCCCGTCTCGAGCGTCTACGGAGGCCCGATGGTCGATCCCGACCGGCTGTTCGTGTGGGCCTGGGATGCCCGGCCGTTTCCGGCCTTTCCGGGACGCAGCGATATATGGGCCGATGCGGCCAACTACCAGCGTGGTCATTGGCTGAACGGGCGTCTCGGCGCGGTGTCGCTGGACGACCTCGTGGCCGACATCTGTCACGGCTACGGCTTCGATGATGCAGTGAGCGACGAGCTCGATGCTGTCGTCGATGGCTATCTCATCGACCGGCCCATGTCGGCGCGCGATGCCGTCGAGCCCTTGGGCCGGCTGTTTGCCTTCGATGGCGTCGAATCGAACGCCAAAATCGTCTTCCGCCCGCGACTTCAGCGCGGCGTGGTTTCCGTCGCCCATGACGAGCTCGTCGAAGCCGACCCCGACAAGCCGATCGTCGATTTCACCCGCGCGCAGGAAAGCGAGCTGCCGACCACAGTCAAGGTCGCTTACACGGAAGGGTCCGGGGACTACTTTAGCGCCATGGCCGATGCCCGGCGGCAATCGGCCTCGCTTATCCAGGAAGTAAGCATCGATGCCCCGTGTGTCCTGCCCCAGTCCACGGCGGCGGCACGTGCAGCAGTGCTTTTGGGCGAAGCCTGGGCCGGACGCGAGAGTGCCCGCTTCATCCTGCCGCCGGATCTCCTGGCGCTCGAACCGGGCGATGCCATCGACCTCGCAACGCCCGGCGGCGAGCGGCGTTTCCGCATCGAGGAGATTTCCGATGCACCGTCCCGGGAAATACTGGCGCGCAGTCTCGATCCGCACGTCTACGAGCCGCCAGAGGTGCCAGTACGCGGCGCTCCCGTCTATCGGCCGGCCGTGTTCGGCGAACCGGCAATTGCTGCTCTTGACCTGCCGCTGATCGCCGACGATGCCAGCCCTTATGCTCCTTGGATGGCGGCAGCGGCGCTGCCGTGGCCCGGCGAGATCGCTGTGGTGCGTGCAGGAGATGCGGGCTATTCCCTCGATACGCTGCTGACGCGGCCGGCCGCGTTCGGGCAGCTGACCACGGTCCTGCCCAGCGGGCCGCTCGCCCGCTATGACCGGCATGCCAGTTGTGAGGTCAAGCTGGTCACCGGAACGCTGCAGTCGATTTCCGTGGGCGACCTGCTCGCAGGCGGCAACGCCGCAGCGGTGGAGAGCGCGACGGGCCGATGGGAAGTCCTGCAGTTTGCCAATGCCGAACTGATTGGCGAGCGCACCTACCGCCTATCGCTTCTGCTGCGCGGTCAGGCGGGCTCCGATCCGGAAATGGTCGACGAGGTGGCCATCGGCAGCACCTTTGTGCTCCTCGACCGGGCGGTCCTCCAGCTCGATGTGACAAGCGCCGATCTCGGCCTGATGCTGCAGCTGGCAGCCGGACCGGCCTCGCGCGATCCGGCTGATGCCTCCTACCTGTCGTTTACGCTGACACCCTCCGGACTGGGTCTCAGACCGTTGCGACCGGTGCATGTGAGTGCCCGCCAGACTGGTGGTGATATCGAAATCACATGGATCAGGCGCTCGCGCATCGGCGCCGACAGCTGGCAGGGCATCGACATTCCTTTGGGCGAGGACAGCGAGGCCTACGTGCTGGAAATTCTGAATGGCGCGAATGTAGCGCGCCAGGTGGAGGTCACCTCGCCCGCTTACCTCTACAGCGCGGCGGACCGGATGGCGGATTTCGGCACCCCGCTGCCGGCAACGCTTCATGTTCGGGTTGCACAGTCAAGTGCGACCTATGGTCCAGGGTCTTTCGCGGAGAAAACCTTCAATGTCTGAATCGACCCCGCTGCTCGATCTGCCATTCATCATGGCGGCGCAGGCGCAAAAGCATGTCACCCACAATGACGCTCTATTGGATCTTGATGCGCTGGTGCAGCTTTCGGCGTTGAGCCGCGCCGTTGCCGATCCTCCTGCCAGCCCCCAGGAAGGGGACCGGTATCTGGTCGCAAGCCCGGCAACCGGCGATTGGACCGGCAATGAAAGCGCCATCGTCGCCTTTCAGGACGGTATCTGGCAGTTTCACACGCCGAAGGCCGGTTGGCGGCTATGGATCGCCGATGAGGCGCGGTTCTTGGTTCACGATGGTAGCCAATGGCGAAGCGTGATCGCGAGTGCCGATCTGCAGAACCTCTCGATGCTCGGCATCAACACCACAGCTGATGCCACCAACAAGCTCAGCGCTGCTTCGGATGCAGTGCTGTTCAACCACAACGGTTCCGATAGTCAGGTCAAGGTCAACAAGGCCGCCGCTGGAGACACCGCCTCGCATCTGTTCCAGACGGACTTTTGCGGCCGGGCCGAGTTCGGTCTCACCGGCGATGACAATTTCCATGCCAAGGTCTCGCCCGACGGCTCGACCTGGCATGAAGGCATCCTGATCGACAAGGACACCGGCGTCGTCGCCTTTCCATCAGGACTCGGCGAGACAGGCACGTTCAACCCGCAAGTGACGTTCGACACGCCGGGCGACTTCTCGCCCACCTACACAAGGAACGATGGCGACTACTTGGTCTTCGGCGATGTGGTGCTGTTCTCCTTGCGGGTGTTGTTCAACACCAACGCCTACACCACGGCCAGCGGCAACTTCCTCATTACGGGGTTGCCGTTTGCGGCGCACAGCAACAGTCTTGTGGCCTATTATCCCATGGGCGGGCGTTTCAGCAATGTGTACTTCGGCGGCACCGGGCGGTTGCCGGTCCCCGTGTTCGAAGACGGGGTCAACTACCTGCGATTGTTCATGTGCGTATCCGGCGCGGGCGGCAACTGGGCGATCACCACGCACATCCCAGCCTCGACCAGCAACATCGACATCAATGTGACCGGCGTCTACCAGAAAGGTTGAGACATGCAGTTCGTTAGGATGGAGATTGCAGCCGGTTTATGGCCGGTCAGCCTGCTCTACGCCCGCAACGACGGCGGCAATCATCGCCGCACCGTCACCCCGGATGATGACATTTCCGACCTGCCGGCCAAGGCGCAGCAGCGGATCGAAGCCCACTGGGCCGGCATGGACCGGAACGAATGGCAGGCCAAAGCGCATCCGCCAGCCCCCCCTGCCACCGCAGCCGATGTCAAAGCCGAGATGCGCCGGCGCGTTGACCTCGTCGCCGATGCCGATGAGCGCGCCGACATGGCACTCGAATGGAACGCGCTACGCGACAAGCAGGCGGCCGCCACCCTCAGCGATGCCGACAAGGCGCGCGGCGCCCAGCTTGAGGCCGCCTGGCAGGCTATCCAGGCCATCAAGGCGGCGGGAAAGGCGCTCGCAACCCAAGAGCCGATCCCGGCCGACTATGCGGCCAGTGCGCGCTGGCCAAGCTGAGCCAAATCAGTCTCCAGCGACTGAATGCTTCGAGTGTTGTCTCGCCTGTCCATCCAAGCGGCAGCCGCACTGACCAAGGTGCGACGCCCAACATCGGGTTCGCCCTAACACCTACCGCCGCCAAGCCTTCGCATGGGGGGCCGCGCGGAAATCCCTAACGGAGTCGACCACATGGCCAGCAGTTCGTTCCCGCAGCAATTTGATTTTTCCGTGTGGCGCGGCAACAGCGACGAAGGCGCTGATTTCACCGTCACCGGCGACGTCGACAGCGATTTCACCGGCTATATCGGCATCTTGCGCATCGCTCCGCTGCGTGGGGCTGCATTTCAGATCGTGACTGCGGTGTCACTCGGAGCGACCGTCAATATCGCCATCTTCAAGCCGCGCCTCTCCATCGCGCAGACGCGCAGTCTCGATATGGGTGCCGTCAACGCCTACGAATTCGAGATGCGAAATCCCGACGAGACGTGGCAGAAAACCTGTTTCATTGGCAAAATCAACGGCGTGGGTGGATTGAATCTCGATGTCTAGCGCCTCGGTCTCTCTCCTTGACACCAGCACGATCTCCACCTCGGTCACCATGCCGGCGCCTGATGCCCGCACGGCGACCTACGACGAGACGGCGCTTGCTGCAGCTGGCCCCTATGCCATCAGCCAAGAGGCTCTCGACTCCCTGGCACTGATGAGCGTGCGGCCATCGGGCTCAGTAATCTACAACCTCACCAAGCTGATCGCCGATCTCAAGAGTTATGGCATCTGGCAGGTGATGGATGTCTTTGCCATCTACGCCCTGCATGACAGCCAGGCGAGCGCGTTGAATCTGACCAATGCCGCCCGCAAGGCGACATTCATCGGCAGCCCCACCTGGGCGGCCTTCCAGGGATTTGCCGGCAACGGTGTCGACGCCGCGCTTGAGCATGGCATCGACTATGCCGGCGATCTCCCACACTTCCTTGAACATGACCATTCGCTGTGGTTGTGGTGTATGAGCGACAAACCGGGCGCCACCTTCGAAGTGGGCGCCAATGGCGGCGGAAGTCAGTTGGCGCTGAGGGTGCGCAACAGTCTGAGCGCGTCATTCTGGAGCTGTTCGAGCGACCGGAACGACATATCCGTGACCAGCGGCCGCGGCTTCATGGGCCTGTCGCGCAAGTCGGCGAGTGGG